GTATCTGTAGTTGCTGTTGCAGCACATTTAACTGTTTCCCATAATTGAGATAAAAAAGTATTAAATTTTGTTCCTCTGAAAAGAAAATCATTATTTTCACAATCTTTAAGAGTATCTCCAGTATATACTAAACAATCAGTAGATTGTAATCCATTAGGACATTCTTCTGTAAACTGTTCAGTAGTACAAGATGTAGTAATAGTTGTAACACAAGTAGGAGTTACTTGAGTACAATCTTGACATTGTGTACAACTTGGACAATTACAATTTGGATAATTTTGACACATAGTATTTATTTTTTATTTATTATTTATTATACACAACCCACCCATTGTATGGGAATAGCTTGAATATGAGAAGGAATTATACTAAAAGATTCAGGCTCAGTACTACCTACAATTGCAGAAAAACTCCCAGTTGCTGTTGAATTAATAGTAAATGTATGAGAATGTTCTCCTGCAGCTGAACAATATCCATCACTATAACATTCAATATCACTAGACTCTGTATTTATTCCTGCTCCTTGACAACTAGTAGAATCTCCAGAAGGAATACCATCATTACAATTTCCACAATCATTTTCACCTATAGGAAATTTATGCCTATGTTTACCAGCTAAATCTGTTTCTCCTGTAAAATTTAAATCAAAATTAGCATTTACATTAAATGGTGTAGCAGGAATATTAGTAACATTTAAAGTTACTGTATTACTCCCACTTGGAGTTGTAGTTGCACTAGGGCCATATTTTATAAATTGGTTTAAAGCATTTATAGTACCATTATTACCATTAGCTATAGCCCACCCTGCCATAACAGTGTTAGGTAAACCTAATCCTGTAGGGCCAAAATCTGTTGCAGGTCCAAAATAAGGTAATATAGTTTTAGGAGGAACAAGTCCATTTAATTTAAAAGTATTTACTGCAGTTCCTGGAATAAAAGTTACTCTACTAGTATCACAAGAAGTTACAGTAACAGGTTTTGTTAATACTAAACTATTTACTTGATTTTGTAAATTTGTTAATTGAGTATTTAAAGTTTGTAATTGAGTACAATAAGCAGATTCAGTATCTAAAATACTTTGTAATACTGTCTGCAATGAAGTTTTTGTTAAATTAATACAAGGACTATTTTCAACTAATCCTGTAAAATCTAATTGATTCTGTAAAACTCCTATACAATTATCTATTTTAGCAATTACAGAAGTAAGTAATTCCCCATTAGTAATTGTGTTTCCATTACATATAACTAAGTTTGGCCCAGAGTATTGAATTACTCCAGTATTACTTTCTATAGGATTACAATCTTCACACATATTTTTTGTTTTAATAGTTTACAAAACTATAAATAAATTTTAAGTTTTTATTTAATTTTTTCAATCAAAGAAGTTATAGTTTTTTCATTTAAACATTGTAATGTATTTATTACATCAAAATCTACATATTCATAAGAAAACTCTTCTTCATACACATAAGATTCATTAGAAAATATTTCATTTGTAATTGCATCATATTGAAAATTAAAAAACCCTAAATAATTAGTATTTTCTAATATTAATAATACTTTTTCTACATCTTCTACAGAATTTAATTGACAATTTATCCATAATGAATAAATATAAAATCCTTCTGTATTAGGAATAGTTGGAAGCTCAAATCTAAATTCTCTAGTAGTATCTAATGTTTTAGTACTTGTTTTAACAATTAATTCTATTTTATTTCCTACAATTTTATTAAACCTTTTTATTGTTTTAACAGTACCATCTTCATTACTTGTACAACTATAAAACAATTTACTCATTTCTGGTAAATTAAAATTATTTTCTAAAAGTTGTTTTGTATGTATTAATTTTTGTAATTTATCTTTACAAACTTTGTATCCGTAAGTTTCAGATCTACAAAAAGATTGCACCAATTTTGAAATTTGGGAATCTAAATCACACAATAAATGTTTATAAGTACTTAACTTCATTTTTTATTTTATTTGCATCCACAATCAATATTTAACACTCCTAACTTATATTGAAGACATTGGTATATTTCAGTGGCAGTTTCTTTTTTACAAAGACTAGCTGAAGATTTTAATCCTTCTCTATATAATTTTAAAGTTTCAATATCTTTTGTTTCTTGAGTTAATTTACCTGTACAATCATTTTCATTACAACATTTATTTTGTAAAAGTTCTAATGTTTTTTTGTCAATAGTACAATCTAGCTGACAAGTATTATAATAACAAAAAGTTTCTTTATTAACTACTAAAGGACTATTAGGATTTAATTGTTGTTCTACAACTAATTCCATAGTATAATATCCTTCAGTAATATCTTGTAAATATTTACTAAGGTTAGTTTGTTGTCCTAAATTTTTAGCATTTAAAGTAAGTTGGCCTTCAAAAGGAATTAATAGTTTTTTAGTAACAGTTTGCCCTGGCACCAATACATTAATATAAGTTGATTTAATTGCACCTAATGTTAAATCATACTCTGAAGTATTATTTACATAAATATATGTACAACTATGTTGGCTAAATTCTAAGTTTAAATTCATTTTTATTTATTTTTAAAACTCTCGTATAAGTTTAATATATCCTCTACTATTGGATCTCTATGATTAGTTAATAGTGCTACTTTTTCAAATTTATTTAAACCATTTTCTTTTAAATAATCTAAAAATTTAATTCCTGAAGTAACATTACGAGCTAAATCTATTTGATTCACATCTCCACATAACATCATTTTACTTCCTTTCCCTAACCTCTCCATAACCATCTTAACCTGTGATTCTGTAGTATTTTGAACTTCATCCACTATAATTACAGCATCACAAAAAGTACTTCCTCTCATATAAGCAAATGGTCTTATTTGTATAATACCATCTTGTATCATTTTATCTACCTTTTCTTTTTTATACAATGCATAAAAATTTTGATAGATTGCTTGAACATAAGGGTCAAGCTTTTCCTCTAAACCACCTGGTAAAAATCCAAGTTTTTCTCCTGCTTCTACAGCAGGTCTTGTTATTATTATATGTTTTACTTGCTTTTTAAAAAACAAATCTAAAGCCACTTGGCAGCATAATAATGTCTTACCAGACCCTGCCTTTCCTGAAATATAAGTAATGCTATTATCTAATATAACTGCTTTTGCTACCTTTTGTTCAGAATTTAAGCTAATTTGAAACTTAATATTTTTTTCTCTTTCATTTGCAAAGTCTGACATAAATGTTTTTTAGGTTAAAATGCAAATATGAGAATTAATTTTGAGTTTATTAAATAAAAGTTTGATTATATTCTCCTGATAAATTATATTCTACACTTAACTTATTAATATTTTCTCCAATATAAACTGCAGAAATCAATTCAAAGTCTTTATTATCTTTAACTTTTAAAGTATTATATTTATCTTGAGCTTTTTTAACTTCTTCTTTTGGAGCCTTACTTTCTACATTTTCAATAGTAGTTGTAACTAATTTAGTTTCCTCATTTTTAGTGTCAACTTTATTGGTAGTGATTTCTACCCAATTATTATTTTTTAATTTTAAATATTTCATATTCTTATATATTATTTGTTGTTGTATTTAAATTATTAATAGGATTATTATTCCAATCTAAACAATATGCTAATATTGAAGCTCCTAAATAACTAGGATTCATTCCTGTTGTAAAATAAGCATTTCCAGTAAATTTACCAAATGTATTACCTAAAAAACTATCATTTCCTGCTTTACAGTAATAAAAATTACCTGTTGACTCGTTAGTACCAAAACTTTCTTCTCCTGCTTCACAATTATAAAAACTGCCTCCTGCAATCAAATCTGGCCAACCTTGTTTACCTGCACCAAAAGAATTATTTCCACCTTTACAGTTTTTATAAATGCTATTAGCAATATTTGCACCAAAGGATTCATCTCCTCCTACACAATTAATAAATGAATTGTCATCACTATTCTTAACTGAAAAAGAATTATCTCCTGCTTTGCAATTATTTAATTGAGATGTTTCTATAGTAGCTGATTCTCCAGGTACATTAGTTCTTCCAAAAGAACCCCTATCAGCAGTACAATTTGTTAATGTAGAACCAAAAATTCCCTTTTCACATCCAAAAGATTCCATTCCTGATTCGCAATCATTTAAGATTGATTCAGGAATTACAAAAAAACCAAAACTTTGAGCACCAGCTAAACAATTTTTTAATACACTACTTTCTAATTGATAACCAAATGAAAAATCTAAAGCAGTGCAATTTTCTAATGTAGAACTTATTAATATTTCTTGATTACTTGAATCCCCAAAAGAACTAAATCCTCCTTTACAATTTTTAAAATTACCTGCAACTTTACCCTCAAAAGTAGTATTTGAAAAACTGTAATCTCCTCCAATTATATTTTCAAAATAATTATTATCGAAACCATCACTTATAATAAGTCTATTATTTAAAGTGGTTAAATTAAATCCTTTTATTTTAATATCTGAAGTAGTAACTTTTATAGCAGTATTACTATTAGAACAAGTTAAAAATACATCTGCATCTCCTGTTAATGAAATTAAATCTACATAAGGAGTATCCATTTCTAAAGTATCAAAAAAATCATACTTTCCTGGGGCTACTAATACAGTAACTCTATTAGTATCAGACAAAAGTTGCCCATTTGGAGTCAAAGTTTTTGCAAAAGCTAATTTGTCTACTAATTCAGTACCATTACTAAAAGTATTAAAAAGATTACCATAAACTACTATATAATTATTACCTTTTAGTTGCTCTTTTGCTTCTAGTTTATCTTCTAATATTAATAAACTATTACCTAAATCTGAGTTTGTTATTAATGTTGCCATTTTTTATATTTTTATTTTATTATTATAATTTTTAATATCCCCATCCTAAAGTGTTTCCTGCTAAATCTGTTATTTGAACTGTAGTTCCATTTGTATTAGTAGGAAGAATATATCCTATTAAATTACCTGCTAAATCATTTAGTGGTACTAAGGTTTCGGTACAAACAATATTATCAGGAAAGATATATGCAATATGATTACCTGCTAAATCTAATAGATCCACTGTAGCATTTGCTAAACTACAACCACCACAAGATACTAATCCACAACAGATTAGCAAATTAGTTACTATCTTGTCAAAGTTCAAAGTTTCAATAGTAGCTTTTGGTCTAATCTGACCTCCATCTATCCACCATTGATATGCTCCTTCTGGAATACATAAACTTGTTCCTTTTTTACAATTATAAATATCTAGGATAAGTTTTGTAAGTGAAATAAATTTATTTTTAGGTTTTTTATTAGATTTAATTAAATAAGCTTTTTTTATGTAAGTATTTGTTGTAGCATTACATGTTAAATTATAACAATTAAATATATCACATAATATATTACTAAAACTAGTATAACCTGCTAATTTAGCAGATTTACTTTGTCCTTTAAAAATTGCTTCAGATATTATATACATATAATATTATTTATTGTGTATAAATAAGCACTTACCTTTTGATAAGTGCTTATAAATTTATTTTTTTTAAAATCTTATTTGTTTGTGTTCTGTGTTAACTCTGAAGTTAATAATTCCTGTAAATACATTTTCAGATTTCTCAGAAAAGTCAGCAGAAATTAATTGATAAACATCTTCTTCTTTTAATTCAGGCTTTAAAGAAGTATAAACTGTATTTAACTTTTCAGATAATTCAGAAGATACTGCTCCTTCTTTTAATTCTTTAATCTTTGCTATTAATTCAGATTTAGCTTCTGCATCTGTTTCTTTAGTAGATTGTATTAACTTTATTTGAGATTCTGTTAATTCTATAGGTAATAATTCTACCCAAGTTCCTTCTATAGTTGATTGATAATTTTTCATATTTTTATTTTATTATTATAATTTATTTTGAGGAGTAAATCCTTGATTATTTGGTTCTCCATTTCCATCTACACAATATACAGTTTTACCTGCCCCAGTTACTGTTTCAAATGTTCCAGAAGTTAAACGACAGTAATATAAAAACCCATCTAGTGTTCCAAAACCTCCAAATGAGGTAGATTCACCTATGCAGTTATTAAAAATACCGTTTGCTGTTCCATTACCTCCAAATGAAACAGAAGTTCCTGTACAATTTGTATATGTACCTGAAGATACTCCTCCCATAAGTGACCCTCCAAATGAATAAGCTCCTGCTTTACAATTTTCATATATTCCTGAAGATGTTGGAAACGTTGTGCCTCCTCCAAATGAATAAGCTCCTGCTTTACAATTAATAAAAGTACCTGAGGATCCACCGTTTCCTCCAAATGAAAAATCACCTCCTACACAATTTATATAAGTTCCTGCTGCATTAAACACTCCAAATGAATTATTTCCTCCCGTACAATTTTCTATTTTTAGTAAATTTAAAGAAGGATTAGTTTTAAATTGTTTAGTTTGTACATCTACTCCCTTTACAAAAACATCATTTGCAGTTATAAAAATTGAACCTTTTTCAGGAGTTGATAAGACAAGAGGAGCATTAAAAACAATACTTCTGTTTCCATCTAAAGACACTAAATCAATAAAATTAGTATCCATAGTAAATACATTAGATTCAAAATTATAATTACCTGGGCCAGCTATAATCGTAATTCTTTTTGTTGATGTAGGTAATCTCATTTGAGCAGCAGTATAAGCTGCTTGAAGTTCTGCAGCATTTTCTATATCTGTACCATTAGCAGCCACATAAATATATTGGCTACCTTCTAATCCTCCTCCAAAAAGAGTTCCTAATTCTTCTACAGTTATTTTATCTGTAGAATTTGCACCTACTCTTACAATAGGTAAAACATCCACTACGGGATTTATTTGACTTCCTAATACATTAGAAAGCTCTGTTATTTTTACACTTGACATATTTTTTTTATTTAATTTTTTATTTTATAATATATTGACCACTTTGAGTAAGTAAACAATTTGAATTTTGAGTAGTGATATTAGTTAATAAATTACAACATCCAAAAACTTTTTTAATTACTCCTGTAAAGCTAATAGTTTCAATAGTTTTTCTAGGTCTAATTACATCAGTAGTAATCCACCATTGTTCACTTCTTTGTCCTACACAAAGATTTTTATTTAGTTGGCAATTGTAAATGTCCATCACTAATTTGTTTAATGACATCCAGTTTGCACCTGGTTTTTTTCTACCTCTTAATAAATAAGCTTTTTTAATAAACAAATCTGTTTTATCTTCACAACAAGCGAGGTTAAAACAAGTAAAAATGTCGTTGACAATGTCTGTCATGTTAATAAAGGCACCTTGATTGACAAGTTTATGCTTGCCTTTATAAATTGCCTCTGAAAGAATTAAAGTATTTTTCATGTATTTATATTTTCAACAAAAATAAGTATTAATTTTTATATTATAAAAAATTTTTAGTATGTAAAAAAAATAGGTAGCAAAGAAATCTCTGCTACCTACTCCACACACAAAACAATATATTAATTAATAATATTCTTTTTTTGTAGAATGTCTTATAGACATTCAAGTTCAATTGTTTTACCACAAGGACCTGTTGTAACAAAAGCATTCAAAGTATTTTCTACTGCAGTTTGAGTAGTAGTATGTGCTTCTGGAACCAAGATAGTTGTGATAAAGTTTGGATTCCAATTCATACCATTTGCATTCTCATTTGGAGAAACTGTATGATAACCCAATACATATTGGCAATATGTTTGATTACAATCAACTAACAAGTTTTTAGTTCTTGATACACCCAATTGAGCATAGTAAGGAGCTCCTGTAGTTTCAACTTCGCTGTTTAAACCATCGAAACCTGTACCACCTGGCATTTCATTATACTCTTCCCATTGTAATTTAGCACCATGACCTTCTGGCAATTGCATTCCTGTATTATCTACAGAAACACTTGTAGAATTTGGAGCCCATCCTGAATTTAAAGTAACTTGAATAGATCCAATAGTATATCTATCAATAATAGCTTCTGCTGGAGGGAAACATCCACAATCTGCAGTGTTTACTTTGAAAGTAACTTCGATTGCACAAGAAAATCCTGGAGCAGGAACGATTGGTGCAACTGCATCTGCTGAAGTTTTTACACTTGCCACATATTTTGACAATAACTCATTTGACTCAATAGCAGCTTTGAATTTTAAAGCAACTTCTTCACAATCATGTGTGTAGTCGCAATCTCCATCACATGTAGGACAATCTTCTGACTGTACTGAAATGGTTTCTACATGGTATCTATTTTCTGGATAGAAAAAGTTTAATGTAGGATCATTTACTTTGATACCAATTGAGTAGTTTTGAGCACAATCTGTACAAGAAAAGTTAAACTTAGCTTTGTTAGAAGCACCTTCTTGAGGAGCTTTAACACTTGCATTATCCATTGAACATGAAGTTAAAGTTTCTCCTGCTGCTAATCTAACTCCGTCTGAAGAAAGTTTAGAAGCGTTTTTGTCAACTCCAATAGCAACATAAATTGATTTTACTCCTACAATAGTAGTAGCATCTACTGCTGTATTAGTTTCAGCATTGTAAAACCCGATTTGACCTGGTCTTAAAAGATATTGTTTAGAAGTAGCATTGTAAAATGCAGTACCAGTTGGAACAATACCATATCCTGTCGCACTACCTGCAACTGCAGAAGTAGGAAGGAACATTTGTTTTTGAATTCTTGATCTCATTTTGATTTTTATTTAAAGTTTGTTAAATTTTTGATATATTTAATATTTTATTTAATTGTGATTCAAAATCTATAGTATTACCTACATCTCTCATTGCGATTAATACTGCAATATCTATGATTTTGTTTGATTGGAAAGTAGAGTTTACTTCTATATTTCTTTGTACAGCTAATGTTCCATCAGGTAGCTTATAAGTACCTCCTCCATTAATAAAATCTTGGGGATTCCCTGGACGTAAAGGTTTTCTTATATAAGTGATAAATACTTTATCAATATCAAACCCTTCATAATATAAGTATAATTTATTTCCAGACATATCCATGTTTACTCTTTCAAAAGTATAAGAAGAATTAAACATTGGATCATTTGCGTATATATCGTCCTTTTGTATGAAAAAATTCTTAATTGTTTTCTTTGGACAAGTAGCTGTAAAACATACTGAATACGACTCTAAATATCTATAATAATCTGAAGGAAGATCTGCTGTGTAATAATCATCGTTAATCTTAGTTACAGCAAGAGGGAAGTCTTTTATTTCCAACTCTCTAATATCATCTCTTCTCTTTTGATTTATTTCTAGCTGTTCACAAATATTTTCCAACCATATTATATATGCTTCCCATAAGTATTCATCAATCTGAGGCACTAAGAAATTAGCATTCCTTAAACCATCTACTTTGTTAGCATGTTGTTTAAACTTATAATGGGCATCTTTAATTGAAAACATTATTTCATTTTAGCTTTTAAAGCCTCTTCTAGGCTTAGATATAATGATGAATTTTCTGGTTTTTGTAAGAAATCAATAATATGAATAGTATCTGTTTGAAGCTGTTCTCCATTAAAGAATACTTTAACATTTTCTTTTCTTAACACAGCATATTGGTACATTTTTTCTACATTAATAGTAATCTCCAATTTAGCTTTATTTTTAGGATCTGATAATTCAATAAATAAATCTTGAATTGCTGCTAAAGTTTCTTTATTTTCATTTTCTGTAATCTTAGAATACAGTAAATCCTCAATAATGATTTCTTTCTCGTCTCCTGTTAATTTAATACCTAATGCGGTACTCATATCTCTTTTTTGTGATAAAGTAAGCTTATTGTATCTTTCGTGCAATTTGCTTGTTTTCTCACGCTTAGATTCTCTTATTGTAGCGTCTGCTACTTCATCTTCTATAATCCATTCTGCTGTTGGATGTTTTGAAAGAGAAGTTTCTCCTATAACTGTCATTGGATCTGCCGACATAATTGCATAAATCAATTCTTCTGTAGGTTTATTCAAGTCAAGAGTTTGAATATCTCTTCCTAATTTTGCTCTACACTTTGAATGTGTAAAGAATGGATCTTTTCTGTTAGAAGGATCTGCTGATGTGATTTTTTGATTAGTAATCTCATCGTTTAAAGCTAATTTTCTAACCAATGTATTAATTTGCTCATCAGTGTATCTTTGGTTAATTGGACCTAGATTGTATCTATAAGAACTTTCATCAAATTGAGGCCTAATTGTATTAGCGTTTGCTAAAAAAGCATAAGATTCTGATGCTTGTCTATAAGCAGGGTCAATATTAACTTGCCAATGCTTATTTTTTTTAATGTTTGGGTAAATTTTTACCTTTTTGTTTGTTAATGTGCTCATTTTTTTTTGTTTGTGTGTTTAAAAAATAGTAGCAACGTACTGGAAACGAACCAGTTTAAATTGGCTTATGAGACCAACGAGATGCCTTACCTCCCACCTGCTAAAAAAAGGGGTGATTAGGTGGCCCACCCCTTAAAGCCTATGGTTATTTTATTTTCCTCTTAATACTGCTGGAATTAACTCACCGCATTTTGTAACATCTTTTACCATGATACCTGCGTATTCCATTCTATGTACGGTCCAGAAGTCACCTGAGTGAGACATCATTGAACCTTGGTTGTTTCCGTAAGGGCTAGATAATCCACCTTCAAATCCGTAAGCAACATCTCTCTTAGATTTCAAGTAAGAAATATTTTTACCAAAACCGTCACCTACTCCGTAGTTTACAAATGTAAATCTTGAAGACTCTGCTGGATAACCATTCTCATCTAAAATAGTGTTGAATGTAACGTCATCGTAAGCTTTCATGTGCATAACTGTCAATGAACCACCAAATTTTAATTTGTATTGAGTCCATGGAGTTTCAGTGTAAGACAATCCTGTTGGTCCACCTGGTACTAATGAAGTTCCGTCAGTTTTGATGAAATAGTCTTTCATATCTTTGAAGAAACCTTGAGTGATTTGGTTGATAGCTTCATCAAACAATCTCAATCCAATCTCTCCTGTCCACATTACAACATTTCTTTGATCGTAAGCAACTCTACCAAAGAAAATATCTTGTAAGAAGTCTTTGATAAGACCAATAGAGAATGTATTGTAGTACTCTCTGTATCCATCTTCCAAAATCTCTTGAAGACCTGGACCTTGGTTTACAAAGTATCCTGTAGACTCGTCAATTACTGTAGAAGTACTTCTTTGATACATCAAGTGAAGTTCTTTTTCCATTTCAAACTCTTTGTTGAATTTAACCTCTGCTACTGAAGTGATATACATGTTACCTGTATTCTTTTTTGTCAATGCATTAGCAATTCTTGTTTGGAAAGCTTCTTGGCTCTCACCTGCTTTTCTTCCTGCCAATATCAACAAATCTGCCTCAGATAAGTTACCATTCAATCTACGTTGAGCAGCATCACCTGTCATTTGGTATTGTTTTCTAAATCTTGTCAATCCAGAACGGAATTTAATTTTACCGATAGCATCAACACTCATTGAACCACCTTTTACAGATGCCTCAGAATAAGTAGAGTGTAATTTCATCACTCGTGTTCCTGGTGTAAACAAACTATTGTCTACGAACAAATTAGGGCTATCAGTCATCAATTTAACTGTGTACACTGTGAAAGAACCTTCTTTAACTGGAGATTTACTTACACGCATGTTGAATTTTTTGCTGTCAGTGAATACTAATGTATCACCCTCAACATAAGTACCCAAATCAAGTTTGATTTTGAATTCTCTTTGAGCAATACCTTTAGTTAAGTTTCCTGGTTCAACGTCTTCAACGATAAGAGCTGGTCTATATCCTGAAACCATGAATTCCCATTCTACTTTGTCACCTTCAACTGTGATAGTGTCAGAACCTTGTGCAAGTTCTAATAATGGAGATGTTCCATCGAACAATGTTTTCATAGAAGCTAACTGACCCATTCCACCTAATGCATCAACGTCAGTTTTAATTAAACCTGCTTGATATAAGTTGTTTAGGTTGGTATAGTTCATACCCCAGTTACGATCACCTGTAATCGTAGGAGCTTTTATGATACCGAATTTACTTTGTGATAATTTCATGTTAATTTAATTTTGTTTGAATATTTTAATTTATGAATTCTAATTTCATTGTATCAGGTTTAACTTTTCCTGAAGCTCTTTTAAGGCTTTCTGCCAATTTGCTTTTTTCTTTACTAGCAACTTCTATTTTATCTGATTTATCCGAAAGGCCTTCATATAACTTATAAGCCAATGCTACCATTTTTTCTGGATCAGATAAATAGGTGTTTAATACCTGTTTAAATTTTGTAGCTTTTCCTACTACTTCTCCTTTATCATTTCTAATTTCTTGAGGACTAAAGATAAAATCTTCAAGATTATTTTTTTGGTTTTTAGCAATAACAATGTTTTCGCTTTTACCTTTTTGAATTGTCTCTCTAATTTTATTTACACTCTTAGTATATTCTTCTCTTTGGATACGAGCATATTCTTGTTGAGACTTAATAAGGCCTTCTTCTTGCTTTTCTCTAAAAACTTTCAAGTCAGCTTGTATTTTACTAGCTTGATTGAAAATTTTTCCTTTTTCTTTATATCCTTCTACTAAAGAATCTACTTCTTCGTCTTCAAGATTTTTTACAGAGCTTAAATATGTTTTAACTAAAGCTGTAGCATTATCTTCATCTTCAATATCTACATCCACCCAATTAGTCTCACTATATAAGTTAATGTAATCTTCAATGTTTCCTCCGTCTTTAATAAACCTAAGAACACCGTCTACTTTAGGATCCTCTACTTTATAAACGTTTTTTACTATGTTTAAAGCTCTTTCTTCAAGAGTTTGCTCATAGGCTTCAAACAAAGTTTCTTCGTTTCCATCCCAATCTTCTGGAAGATTTAAGAGATTTTTTTCTTGTAACTCTGATGCAAAAACTTTTAAAGGCTCCAAATCAGTTTCATCTGATTCTTCTTCTTCTTCAGCTACTTCTTCAGAAGCTTTTTTCTCGTTCTTTTTTTCTAGTATTGCTTTTTTCTCTTCTTCTGATAATTCCAGTTCATCTATATTATCCTCGTCTATTAAGTCTTGGTTTACTAGAGAGACATCATCATCAAGATCTTCATCATCTTTGTTATTAAGTTCATCTTCATTTAGAGTTTCTATTTTGTCTGATAAATTATTATTATCAAGCATTTCTTCGCTAAACTCTAAGATTTCAAAATCTAAGTTATTTTCTGACATATTATTTTTTTTTGTGTGTGTGAATTATAATTGCTTTGTAATACAAAATTGAAAAAAAATTATTTTTTTGTAAATTATTTTTTTTTATAATAAAATAATTTACTCTGAAACCCTTTATTTACGGGCTATTTCTTTTCATTTCCTTTTTTCTTCATCAAGCTTATTTCTGTTTCAATTTTTTTATTCTGAAGTAAAATTTGCTCTATTTTAGCATCATTGAGGTCCGTAGCAGCTTCACTTTCATTTTTCATCATCTGCAACTCAATTAAATCGTTGGTGCCATCTTCATTAACATCATTGGCTCTTGCAAAACGTTCAGCATTTAACTCTGCAGCTCTTAAAGTAGTTGCATTTTTGTCGTCAGCCATTTGTTTTTCAATTTTCATTTTCTCTTGTTCAGATTGAATTTGCATTTGCTGCATTTGCATTTGTTGCTCTTGTTGAGCTTTTTGCATTTGTTCTTCTTTTGCTTCTTTTTGTTCTTGTATTCTATTTATGATATTTTTTACCTCGGTAGCATTTTCAGTAGTAAGAATCTCTGTAGCTACTCTTAAATCACCATTACTGTTTTGAATAATAGGTTGAATAAGGTTTTTTAATTGACCAATAATTTCTGTATCTCTCAAAGTATTGGTGATAAATACTTTATAATTATAATTTGCAAAATCAGCCACCTCTGTGTTCAAAGTAGCAACACTTAAGTCCGAAAGAATGTAAGAAGCCTTTAAAGGATTGTCCTTGTAAATTACTTTACATATCTCAATATAGTTTTCTACAGTTCTTTCTTTTACATAATTATGCATGTAAAACCATTTCTCTGTCTGATTAGAAGACTGTATAATACTTTGTTGATTATTACCTATAGATTCATAAGGAGATTGTTGGCCTAAACGGCCAGGGTTATAACTCATAGATTGAGCCATTTTTTTCTCAATATATTCTAATAGTTCAATTTTTTGACTAATTTCTTGAGTGTGTGATAAATCTATAGATTTCCAATACTGAGGATCTACTCCTACAGTTCTCATATCTCCTTCTCTTGAAGCAGAAATTAAAGCCACTTTGAATTTCTTGATATAAGTCATCCATTGTGTTGGAGTCATTTCTTTTGGAATCTGCTCAGAAATACCCATCAATACTCTTCCTATATCTGTTTTCATCAATTCAATAATTTGATTGATAATTACATTGTACAAGAATTGCCAAGGTTTTCCTAAATCTGCAATAGCAATTGGAGCAGAGTTTCTAGCAGAATATACTGATCCTGTATAAGGGCCTCTTATTTGAAAAGGATTGTCAATATCTCTGTATTGATTAGGGATAGGTTCAATTTTCAAATAAATTTTAGGATTTGTAAAAATTTTATATCCATGCCAGAATTCAGGAATAAATATAATTTCTTGTTTAACATCTGTTTCTTTATTGAAAACATATGTTTCATCCGCAATAGTTTTTTCTAAGGTTCCATTTTCATTAAGCCTGAAAATATATTTTATTTTTTTCAAAGATTTCCAAACCACATGGGTTACACGAAGTCTTCTAATTTTAAAGTTATCAGTGTAATCATCTTCCCAAGGATCCACCCAACTAGGAGTAGCCTCTGAATCTGTAGGATTCATAATAGCATTAGGAATAATTTCCCATACTTTAGAATCACTAGGAGAGTTTAAAGTAGACTCATATTTATCAAATACTTCTCGCTCTTCTTCTGTAATAATATTACCAAATTTTTGGTATATTTCATATATAGATATATATTCATCATATGTACACCAATCTGCCTCATCTAAAAAATCTACATCTTTAGATTTAGCATAATTAAAATACAAAGGATTACAAGCTTTAATAACAGGCTTACCATTTAGTTCTCCTGTCCAATATATCTCTTCTCCTGAAATAATCACATCTTTCCAGCCTTTATCAAATACTAATTTAATTCTATCTGTTCGTATATGATATTGTAAAAGCTCATCTGTAAGTTTTTCTTCAGGAAGTTTAAATCCTTTGGCCATATAGGTTTCTACTTCAATAGGAGTCATTTTGTTTACAGTTTCTTCCAGTTGAGCATCAAGGCTATCAGAAATTTCCTGTAACTTATTCATGTACTCAGGATCCATAGAAGGGTCCATCTGAGCTTTTATTTGTTCCATTCTTTTTTGATTGGCCAATTTAGCTTTATTCAAAAGATCCTGTTTAACAATTTTAGAAGTATTTTCTACTAAAAGCTCTCTACGAGTTTTTTGTCTAATAGATTCACTTGTGGAGTTAGTGCTTACCACTCTCAAATTAAAAGGTCTTTTAATCTCTTCTCCTTCTAAGTCGTGAAGTACTGTTTGCAATATTGGAAAGTGAATAAAATCACTTTGATTGATTTCCATTTCAGGAATATCCATACCTAATTCAGTTTGAATAGTGTTTCCTGTATTTATATAACTGTTAAAATCCATTCTACCATTGTATAACTCGTAGTTGATTTTAAATTTTTCTTTTTTCTCGTTATAATAATTATATTGGTTGCATAGGTAATCCATTCTCTGCCTTGCCCAAGCATAGTTGTCTGCTATTTTTTTCTTATAACTCAACCTGTCACTTCCAGGAGAGTTTAAGAATTGCGAAGTTAAACTACTATTTATTACCATTATTTAGTTTTTAAAAAAACAAAATTAATTAAAAATTATTTTTTTATAAAATTTAATTTAATATTTGAGTAAATTGGTGTTTTTTAATTGATTGCGGTACAAATCCGTGTAGAAATCTTTTGAAGTAGTTTGCACAATTTCTTCTGTTTCTTTTACAATCATTTCTCTATCTTGTTCTAGCCACAACATTAGAAGTAAAAATGCTGATACACGGTCAAAGTTTCCTTTATCATTATATTGTATAAGCTCTTCAATTAATAAATCATCTTTTAATGTATGTAAATTTCTAACTACCACTTCTCTTTTTGTACCATCTTCTAGTTCTTCTACATATTTCTTTTTTTCTTCTAATAACCATTGTTGAGCAAGTCTTAACGCATATTGTTTCAAAGGAGCTGTCATTGGTACTCCTACGTCATATTTTAAAGTGGGATCCTTTATAGCTTTCTCAATAACTTGTTTTGGAGTGAGAGCCAATATATGATAATTTCCTGTACGCATACAGTAGTTTTTAAAGTCAATAATGTTATTCTCAAACATTACTTCCGCATTAAAGTACTTGGCGGCCAATACACAATTTAAATGTATTTCTTCTGGCATATCATATCTTCCTACCCACCATGCAACTAATTCATTACCATTAGCATCTACAGTATTATTAGATTTATAGACATAGATTGCTGCTAACGAGGTACCCCCTCCTTCATCTCTAATCGGGTCATATACAATTTTAAAAAGATTTCTAGGTATTATACCAGCAGGAGGATGTTCGTAAATCTCCCAGGCACTTCTCAAATCAGATTTAGAATCGTGAGGAAATCTATCTATAGGTTTTAAATCTGAATTAGGCTTGAACTTAACTCCTGAAATATAATCTTTATCTTCTACCAATGACCCTACTGTTCTTAAATGTTTTTTAAACTGGTACCTATCATTAGTAGCTTGCTGTTCTCTAAGCATTACTATTGGGAATTTATTACCTGTTTTTGACAAGAACATTTCTGAAGGCTTAAGCGGCCTAGACATAATATACTCATCATAGGCCGAAGTATTATTAGCTTGTTTTTTCTCTTCTCTTCGCTCCATTTCATACTTCAAAGCGGTTTCTACATCTGTATTTCCGTTATCATCTTTGTAAGCTAAGTTTGTATAAATTGCTGGTAGGAAAAAACCTATTACTCCCCTGCCTTCGTAAATATCTTTAAACCCTAAAAAGTCATAAGCTTCAGGGTCTCTAAATATAATCTCAGATTCAATAACTTTTTCCATGTCTCCACCTGTTCCAAGATAGAAAGAAGACCCAAACTTACCTGCTCCCATATCCTGAGTAGATTCGTTGGCACCATGCACTGTAAGGATTTTATCTTCCAATCCCACCTCTTCTACTACTAATACATTGTAACGGCCCCCAACGGCCGCTTGTTTATTGTCCTTATACGTTTCATGAATAAGTAAAGATCCTGTACCTTCTTTCACTGTAGAATTACCTATTTTCTTCTCGTACTCAAATCTATAAGGATTCTTAGAATTACCTACTTTAAGCGTACCAGAAAAAGCCCTACTAAAAGGAGAAGGAAAGTATTCTCTGTCAAAATATTCTCCAGGCAAGTTTTTTAAAGAGTTGGAGAATTTATCTAATAGTTGAGAAGATTTTCCAGAACTAGCAGATCCACAAAAAATCTCCACTTTATTATTTCCTGAAAGATAATCTTCTACCGTTTTAGCCCCATCAGATAACCATTCATGTTCCATTAATGCTGAGGCCATAAAGGATTTTCCTCCCGATCGAGATCCTAATAAAAATAAATTCAAAGCATTATTATCATAAATAGGATTGCCCAAATTCTTATCATGAGTCTTATTTAAGTATTCTAAAGGATCTATGTATGTTTTTAATGAACCGTCAGTCTTATAACAATAATCAGATAGGTTATTTAAAAATTTTAGAGGAATGTCAGGGCCAGAAGGATTATTTAATTTATCCTCTTTTAGTTTAACTGTCCAATTACAAGTGTATTCTTCATCTTCCTCAAATCCACTAAAACCTCTACAAATAAACCAACAATTTAATATTGTCCAGTTTATATCCAATAAACTAGGTCTTGATTTAATACGCTGTTTACCATCTTGAATAGTAATAGTGTGATAGTTGGTAAAATAATTCAACTGAGGATTCATATATCTCCAACGTAACCCTTCAGGAGTATTTTCTTGCCGCCACACTCCTAATATAAACTCTTCTAATTCTTTAGTCCAATACTCATCGTAAGCTGTACTATGAGGGTGTAAAGACGGGTGGTTTTTTATAAAAGAGGTGTTATCATATATTTTTGGAAATATATATTCAGTATTAATTATCATTTATGTATAGGAGCTCTAGGTACAATATCATTTTTTTTAATTATAATTTTTTTGGTGAGCATTTTTATAAGCTCTTCCCTAATATTGACTTGTTGAACTTCATATTTGTCAATGTTTTGTGAAATTTTTTCAAACAAATCCACTAAGTTTAAATCAGGATCTTTGTTTCCATCTATTTCAATGTAGTTGTGTTTCAAGTCAATCATTATCATCATAATTTCCTAATCTATTTGTTCATTTACATGTTCTAACGCTTCAGATTGTTCTGTAGCATTTTGTTTAATTCTTTCTAAAGAATCTTGCATTTCTTTAAATCTTTCTTTGGTATAGGTTCCAAGAAGTCTTGATAACCAAAAGTAACTTCCATGTTTTAACTCTAAAGGATTTGATTTAGCTTTAGGTTGATTGTATTGATTTGGTTTGTTTACTGGGTACATAATTTATTGTTTTGTGTGTGAATAATTAATTTGTTTTTTTTGATTTACTTACTAGTTTTTCAGTGAAAGATTCTTCTCTTCCTCCTCTAGCTCTAGTTTCTATATTTTCTTCTTGGTATTCTTTATAAATTTTTCCAAAAGACTCCCAAATAAGTTTAGAATCTTTCATCATCTTATCTAGGGCTTCAAAGGTATCTAAACTATAAGAAACCGTTTCTAAGAACTTATTTCTTTCCTCTATCTTATCTTGCCATACCTTCAACTCTCTTTGAATCTTTGTCATCACTACTTTAGGGTAGGCATCTATCAAATCTTGATGGTATTCAAAGCTAAACGTATCATCTTTCAAGAAATATTTCTTAATATCCTCTTCTCTCTCATCTTTTCTAAGTCTAATCTTAGGAGACTTTATATCACAAAATAAAAATATAGCCCACATAACTTCAGAAGAAAAATCTTTGTTTTCAGTAGCATTATAATAATCATCAAAAGGCTCTGTGAATTTAAATTCTGGATTTACTTCCCAAAAAGAATATCTATTCTTTTCGTAATCAAAATTCTGCATCAAATAATAATCCATCTTCTGTATTTTTATTATTAAATAAATAAAGGTTTTTTGTGCATACTCGTTCACCTGTTTCTCTGTCTGTGAATTCTTTTATTATGATTTCTTCAGTTTCATAATAATTTCTTTTAATTTCATCCCCTTCCCTTATCTTTCTAATAGCCACTAAAGAGTGTCCTTCAACCCTAACATTAGGATCGAAAGAATGTTTTATGTATTTTACAATAGGATCTAATACATGGTAGTTATTATCTAATTGTATTGTGTGTTGAGTAGGTATTTTTGATTCTTCACAGCATATAAATAATACTGTTTGACCAGGGAAGAATTCCTTATTAGAAATAACTTCTTTAAATTTTTTATTTTTTATTATGTTAAAATGATTACTCATGTATTATTCTTGTTTTAAATATTTCTAATAAATCATTATAGTATAAAACTACATCTTCTCCTTTTAGTAATTTTTTCATTTGTTTGTCTGGAAGAGGTAAATTTCTTAGTAACTCAGAAAACCCTTTCTGTTCTAATTTATTTTTAAAATCTACTTTATCATAAATATGGTTCTTATTCATATCTAAAATAGCGTCTATTCTAGGAAAATGAATTAAACTTCTTATAGATTTATCCAATAGACAAATAGGTACAGAAGTATTTAAGAGTAGAAAAAACCCTGAACTTGAACAATCTTCTATAGGGTAGAGTATAATGTCTCCATATTCTTCTATGGCTTTACTTATAGGGTAAACATAGCTTACATATCCCCCAGGACTATTTATAAAAAAATTAACAGGAAGATCACTTGAATTTAAAAAAGAAAGAGCATCGTTTATAGCTGATAACTCAAACGGTCCTTCAAAAATATAATTTAATCTTTTTGCTTCCAAAAACATTTCTGTATTTTCCTCCATACTTATTAAATTATATTTTTAGCTATCCTTAAAGAAATAGCTGTAGCATTTCCAAAAACATAAATGAATTTATCTGAAGGAGTACCTAGTTTAATAGTAAAACTTAATTCTTTGCTTTCTCCTGGCTCTATTATTGTTCCTGTATTTACACCTAATGGTGTTGTGCATCCACAGCTTTTTGATACATCTTGACATATAAAAGTTTCTTCCCCTATATTTTTTACCATAACTGATCCTGAAACTGTTTCATCTCTTTTACCTTCTACAACTATAACTTCTGGTTCAAATACCACTGTAGTAAGCTTTAAGTTTGGGTTTATAATTTCTGACATATGATTATAATTTTATATTATTTTTTATTTTAAAAGCTTCCCAATCTTCTTTATTCATCATATCAGGAAAGCAAGGATTTTCTTTTCTTTTACATCCATCGGTGCCATAATATAAATCAGGTGTTTCGCACCCACATTCTAGGCAACTTCCATTTAAGGAACAAGCTTGCGCCACTTCATGTCTCCATAGCACTTGTTCTTTTTCACATTCAGATAAAAAACCTGCCTCTCTAACTTGAGCAGAGAGGAAGTTTTTTACATTTTTAAAATTAATTTTTGCAGGATTAGCTGCGTTAGGATTTGAAAACATTCTATTTTAATTTATTTCTAAAATATTCCAGTTTTCCATAAATTCTGAGGTGCCCTTGGTTTTTGAATCTTCTTCTTCATCTTCATCTTCTTCTTCCATTTCAAGAGGGTTTTTTTCAAAAAACTTTTTCATGCTTTTTGATTTTCTGTCTTCGTTAAAATTCCAAATATCTACTGTAAGTAAATATCCGTTTGAAATTTTTTCAATTGTTTTTGTAATGTCCTCAGTGTCAGTTCTTTTAGATAGGATAACTTTTTCGCTATCTTCTCCTGTCTCTTTACTGATTGTCATTTTGCTTTTTTTGTTTTCCATTTTTTTATAGTTATAGGTTAATAATAAAGTCTACAAATCTTTCCCACAAAGATAATTTAGGTGCTTTCTTTTCAAGAATACCTGCAGTAGGGAAAGTACATTGAGGAGTTTCATAAACAATTGGAGTTTCATTTACAATGTTATCCTCAATTTGATTTCTCTCTAAGAAAGCTTTTTCTTCTTTTTTAGATACTCCTGGACTATTTGTTTTTTTATTTCTAGGAGTGGAAGGTTTTTGTTTGGGTGTAGAAACCTTATTTTGTTTATTATTTTTTTCTTTCATGATAAATTTTAGTTTAAAATGTGTTTTACGGTGATTAAATCTTCAGGGATTAAAAATGTTAATTCTAAAGGCTTATCTGTTTCTTCTAACTTGTGGCAATAAAATGCAAAAGGCATCAATCCTTGTAAATAACTTCCAAATACAGGACGAGCTTCTCCATTAGGATCTCCTCCTACAGGCGGTTTATAACTTACAATTGGTTTATCCACCATGTTATCTCCTAAAGATACAATATCTCCTGGAACATATTTGTTACTACCATCTGCCATTAATACTTTAAAAGCATTTTTAATTTCAGTGGTTTTGTGTTGTTCCATACCTACAAGCTGGGAAGCTAATTCACTTCTCTTAGCAAAGCATTGAACTAAAATGTGATTTTCTCTTTCAATTTTAAAGTTAAAATCGGGGATTGGTTGATTTTTAAATTCTTTAATGGTCATAATTAATTTTTTTTGTGTGTTAAAATTATATTTTGCAAATATACGAAAATAATTTTTATTTTTATTTTTTATTTTTCAATATTCGTAAAGTATTTATCATTTTTTTTGTTTTTTCTACTTCTCGTAGTTTAAAAAATATTTTAAGTCTTTTTTTTATTTTTAAGACACTAGGGGAAAATTTTCCAAACTTGGGAAAATAAATCTCTCTTGCTGGAGAAGCACTCATTTCTTTTGAGACAGTTTTAACATAATCTTGATAGATTTTTTGTACTTCTTCCGCAGAAATATTTCCTAGGTTATGAGCAACTTCTTCAAAAATATTCATTATGAGTTTAAAATAATTACTGCTATTAATGATACCAGAAAAACAATGTACAATATATTAAATATATGTGAAAATATATTGCCATTAGTTTCCATATATGGAAACTTTTCAAAATCTCTAAAAGAATTAAAATGTAACATTACCATAGAAAATAGTAATACACCTATGAAAAAAAGGTTTAATAAAGTTTCCATTATACTAATAATATTTTTAAGTTATCGTCTAAGCTAATTGCTATGGTTAAATTTTTATATTTTACAAGTTCTTCATAATACTCCATGCCTAATTCTCTTTTTAATTCTTCATAAGCATTTTTATTCATAATTAATAATTTTCGGTAAGGAGAGTTTAAAATTTTTATTATCTCTACTATACTCTTATTCATAAACGTAATTTATATTAATGTTAAATGTCTTTTCTTTGTACATTTTTTCAAGCCATTCTGGTATCTCATAATCCAATACTCTTGGCTTAGAAAACTTATCTACAGGATTTGACACTACTTTCTTTAATATCTTAAAAGGAACAATCCTATCGTTTATATAGGCCCCAATATAAGAAGAAAAAACTTGCATATGTTTTGCAATTACTACATGCATTTGGTTCATGTTTTTAAACTGGTCTACATTACTTGGATGTAATTTAGGATGATCAATTTTATAATACAATACCCAATATAAAACTTCAAGTGTTTTGTCAGATAGCAATAATCCTTTTGTGGCCAACAAAACTCTGGCCCTATCCATAAAGCATTCTTTTTTGCTTTTTTGTATTGTTTGTTTATATAATCCCATTGATTGTATGTTTAGTGTATAACGTTTATAAATAAAAAAAAGTTCCTAAAAGAATTTATAGGAAACAATATGTTCTCTAGTTTCTTCTAAAAACTTTAGTGAAGGCCCATAAGATAAATATGTAGGAGCCATGTTTTCCCAAAATTCTATAGTGTTGTCAATATCACTTAAAGCACATTGCTTTGTATAATGCCTAATAAAATTCCTACTAACCCCAGAAGATAAAGTTTTAAAATATTTATTAACTATGTGTTCTGCATATTTTTCTGGGCTATTATATTCTATATTTATATTCATGTCTTTAAGTTTTTATACCATTACTAGATTTTCTTCTTCTATTAGTTCTTTGATTACATCTCCATCAAAACCACTGCATTCCTTTGCCAAAGCTATGAAGGCTTCCAAATCATCTTTATGAATTGCGAATCTACTTAATTTATAAGTTTCATACGGAGCACATGTTTCATCCAAAGTAATTTCACCTAACATTACTCCTTGAATATTATTTTGGTTTGGGTGAATAGTTATCCAAACACAAGTGTACTCCATATCTTTGGTAATCCATTTTTTCTTTGGGATCTCTTTCGGTCTGTTTGCATCATTGATGCATATTAATCTACACATATTTTTATTTATTTTGCAAAAATACAACTATTTTTTTAAATACAAATTATTTTTTTTAAAAATCTTTTGCTAAGGCAGCATAATGTGTCTTATCAAATAATCCTTGTACATCTTTTTTAATAATCTTGCCATTAAAAGACAAATATGGGTTGAATACCCAGTAGTTATGGTGATTTTCAAACCGATCATACACCTGAAACTTCCCAATAACACCTAATTTAAATAATTTTTCTATTATAGTGAGAATTTTTCTCCTGTCTACATTAAAAAAATCTGCTAATTCCTTCATAGTACTCTCTGGCCTTAATGGTTCCAAACTATTTGTATAGGCATGGGCCATCATAGACATCTTATAAGCCACTTTAAACTCAACATCTGTAGTTTGAGTTTCTAATAGTAGCCATGCTTTTGTAAAAAACCTAGAATAACTCTCTGCACTAATAAAAAAATTCATTGTAGGGTCTTTAGGTTTTTTAACTTCCTTTTCTTTACCCTCAATCTCTTTTACCTCTCCCGTCTCTAAATTAATTTTAGCTGCCTTTTCGTTATGTTTTAATTTTATTACTTTCTCGTACATATTATTTTACTTTATCCCCACATATAACATATTATTTTACCAAATTGTTTCCTTCTTTTTTTATTTAAAAGTCTTTTTATCCTCTTTTTTAAAGATCTGTTTTTTGTTTTTCTTTTTACAGCTCTACATTGTTCACATCTGCACACATGTATCTTACATGGTGATAAAAAACTATCATAAAGATATGAAGTGGTTTCTAAACAATTTTTACAATATAGCTCTTCTGTAAGCCCCTCTGAAATGATTACCCTACAAGAATTACAAAGAGTGGCCCCCACTCCTCCGTTAAGCTTGTGTATTGGTTTCATATTCTAGACATTAAAAGTAAATTAATTAAATACTCCGCATCCAGCCCTGTTTTTCTGCTTTTTTCTACAATAGAAATAACATCTTCTTTGCTAAAGATATTGTCTTGCTCAGAATTAAACTGATGATACCAATATTCTTTGGCAGCATCTGATTTAGCACCATTTATAAAGTCAACTTTATTAACTTCATAAGGCACACAAACATCATAATCTAAGCCTGTTATTTCTTCCCAATTTTCTGAATATCTTTCAGCTGCTTCTAATAATTCTTTATTTTCCATACTATCTTATTTGTTTTTTGATTCAATATATTTTTTTGCCACTATCTCAAATACCTCTAATAATTCTGGGTAATCTCTAACATCTTTCAAAATATTTTTTAACTGATTTTTTATTTCAAGATCAGTTTTTGATAAATCTTCCCTAAATTCTCCATTCTCTTCCTGAACACTATACAACTTTGTAAAATGATTTTTATAATATCCTCCATTCTGTTGCCCATTAGCATTATCATCTAACCATTTCACCTCTACAAACCTGTGTCCTTCGTAACAGTCATTAGTTACTACTACAGTAGCATTATTTTTTGCTAAATAGTCTACTCTCAAATTGCTTTGTGAAGGATTAAACACTAAAACATCTCCCTTACTATACGTTTTGTTACTATACATATATTTTATTTATTTTAAAATACAAAGATACAAACTTTTTTACAAATAGCAAGATTTATTTTACAAATTATAAGCATTTTACTTTACAAATTATAACCCCCTAAGTTACCCCCTAAGTCACCCCTCAAGTTCACCCCCTAAGTTACCCATTTTTTAAAAACCCCTCAACGAAGAAATGCGGGTTTCAGCGTGTCAAAAGTACAAAAATGTACACGAAAAGTACAAAAATGTACTTTTGACCCCTGGGAACCCTTGATTTTACTGGGCACTTTTTTTAACCCTTCTTTATTTATTTATGTGCAAGTTTTAAATATCCAAAATAGCCTAAAAAATCACCCAGAAAAAACTAAAAAAAGATCCATACCACCCCCCCCTATTTTATTTTTTTTACATCAGGCTAAAATCATGTATAAGGATAAAAAATAATCATCACCCCCATATCACCATTTTATTTTTTTTTTACACCACATACCCAAAATGGTTTATGAGGATAAAAAATGGGGTATCAACATTACAAAGCCCACCATACAAAGCCCAATTTTGAAATCCCCCCTTTAAATTCAGTGTGGAGCGTGTTTGCCAACTGAAAAAAAGATAGGCGGAGTGGGTACGGAGGACGTGGCGGAGGTGGGAGGGAGCGGAGCGTGGGAGTAGTTATGTATGTAGGTATGTATTGTATGTACTACTGACGGAGGGAGGGAGGAGGGAGGGAGGCTTTCGGGAGTGGTAGATATACATATAAAGCAATTCATATAAAATTGCAATGTAGTAGCGTGGGTATTCGGTGCGTTACATTAGTACACAATAC